TCAGCTTCAGCTTGCCTTTGGGCTTCTGCTTGAGCAGCCGCTTGAGCTGCAGTTTGTCGTTCAGCTTCAGCTTGCCTTTGGGCTTCTGCTTGAGCAGCCGCTTGAGCTTCAGCTTGCCTTTGGGCTTCTGCTTGCCTTTGGGCTTCTGCTTGAGCAGCCGCTTGAGCTTCTGCTTGCCTTTGGGCTTCTGCTTGAGCTTCTGCTTGTTGTTGGTGGTATGCGTTTAGCGAAGATGTAACATCACCTTGCGATATTTTATTGTTTACTAGGTAATCAGCGATTTGCTGCCCTGTAATACCTGATGCGTTTTGTATACCCAACTTACCTGCAAGATACGCAACGTCATTTGGGTTTTTTAGTATGTCATTGGCAAAAGCTAAATTTGTATTGTATGCATAAGGGCTATTAGTAGATAACCCTCTCAGTAAGTTACCTGTTCCAACACCTCGGGTCTCAACACCACCCTGCGTATTTGGTCGCAACCCAGAAGTCCCAGACAGATAGTTGTCTAAATACTGAGTAGACAACCCTGTAGCATTAGCTATATCACTAACAGTTAACCCATATTGGCTCGCATAGTCGGCTACATTTTGTGGGTTCTGTGCGTTTTGTGTGTAATAACTACTGATACTTTGCGCTGTCGGCTTAGCCAAATTTAAACCAGCTGTGTATGCGCCCGGTTGCGTGTAATCAATATAGTTTTCACTGTATACAGATGGCTTGTAAGTTGCTGCTTGTTCTTCTGTTAGTCGTTGCCCTTGAAAACCCTGTGCAGGTAGAGATGACAGCGCGTAAGGAGACTGTACTGGAGTATATGCAGCAGATGTCGGAGTAACAGCACTTGTTGCGTAAACACTATTACCACTTGTTGTTTGCGGTGCGGATATAGCGAACGGTGATGTAGTGTCTAATAATCCAGCAGGTAAGCCTGTAATACCTAGACCTGAGTTGTTTGCTGTTGAATCCGCTGCATCTGCCATAATTTAAACCTTATCACACTGGTAAGTGTTTATATGCTCTCGTGTCGTTAGCAAATTGTTTTTTGCTACCTAAAGTTTTTGCTCTACCTGCCTGAATACGCTTAACCATCTCATCTAATCTAGCTGCTCCCGCATCAGTAGAACCATTACCTAATTCAGAAACTATTCTACTTGGAACAACATATTCACCAGCGGCAAGTCTAGCTGGTTGTTTACCGGCAATTGTAGCAGGAATATCATCAGAAACCCCATCACCTGCACCATGAAGCAAATTAGGTTTACCACCCGCAGCATAACTACCCAAATCAGCAATACCGCCAATAGCCATCATACGCATAGATTCTTGACCATAACCTTCTGGATCAGCTACATCTGCTACGTTAGGTATTTGAGTCACACCTGATGTTGGTGTGTTTTGTGCTTGAGATGTATATGAGTCTAAATCGGTAATACCACCAGCGGCATATAGGTATGGACTTTGACGTTTGAACTTTAAGGGGTCATAGGTTGGTGTTGGACCACCCGCCCATTGGAATTTACTTAATGGTCCATTGTACGGCGCAGGTTGAGCGTTTTTATCGTCTGGAGAAGACATAGCGTTTAACGCCATATTAGTACCTAGACTCGCTACACCTGCTGTGATTCCGGGGTTGTTTACCGCAAAATTACCTACTTTATTTAAAAAACTTGGTTGTGGTGCAGGTGTAGTTTTAACAGCATTACTCATTACAGATTGTTGCGCTAATGATGGGTTAGTTTGTACCCCTGCGTTTTGTGCTACAGAATTAAAATTAGGCATCGCTGATGGTTGACCCCCAGACATATTAGGGGATTGTCTAGCCATCATAGGATTAGTCTCAACACCTGCATTTTGAGCTACTTGGTTAAATTCTGGTGTAGGTGCAGGTGTTCCAGTAGCTTTAGCGTTAATCGCCGCAGTATTCGTAGCTTGTCTAGCTAACACATCTTCACTAGCTAAACCTTGCAACCCATGAGTTATACCACCACCAACACCTCCAGTTAACGCGCCCATAGTCATACCTTGACCTATATTATTTCCTGTAAGCGCAGAGCTAAGACCCCCAATACCGGCGCCTGTAATTGCACCAGTACCAATAGCATTTCCTAATGAACCTGCGGCTAAAACATCGGTACTTAATCCGGCGCCAATTTTAGCTAATAACTCTGTAATCCAATCCATACAAAAACCCCTTAATATTAATTTGTTAGTACAACGCTGATACGAACGTGGCCGTTAAGATTATCGACGGTGATGCCGGATGCACAGGTGCTGTTCCGGGAGGATAGGTAGCCGCTACGGTGTTTCCTGATTCTGAGGCCATAATCAATTGGAAGTAATCCCCTGCATTTAACGCCATGACTAGGTTCCAAGATACAATTGCAGCGCCGGGTTTGCCACCATGAATGGCTGGGATAGATACAATACCTGCACTATAAGGCACATCAACACCATTCTGTCTAAACCACAAAGTTACATTATCTATAGAAGAGTCAAAGGTTAGCATCTGCGCACTAAATTGAATGTTGTAATACCCTGCAACAGCGGCAACTACTTTTGTAATATCTGTAGGGTCAAGGTCTATACCATTTGCCGTATCTGTGGCAGTTAAACTCACGACAAGTTCTGTCGTTGATGAAGGTACAGGTTGCGCCTCAGCAACATAAACCCCTGCCGTATGTGAAGCCTTTGTTGATCCATAAGCGCCACGGGTAATGCCTGTAAATGTGGTGGCCGTTTTTCCCGTATACTCAATTAACTCAGAATCAATAATAAGTGCGCCAGCAGATAAAAAGCCAGCAGTAGACGCTACTTGAATGGGGGTAGTTGACGTGTTTGTTAAACTAACTGCCAACGTATTATAGCCGTCCTGATGCCAAGCTCCGTTAGGGAACTGCAAAAATGCACCACCCGTAGATCCAATAAGCACAGAGTTCAAGTTGTTTAGCTGGTTAAAGTACAACCGCAAAGCGTTGTTCAACTGATCTTGATACTGACGCTCATACCCAACCGGCGCTAAAGGTAAGTTAGGTACTGCAGGATTTCTGATGATATTAGTGGTGGTAGCCATTATGTACTTCTCCGGCCATCAGCCTGAACTTCCCAACGCATTGCCCCCATCTGCCAAGCTACACCTAACTGATTAGACTCCATCTTAAAGGCAAACTGACGTCCACGCACCCTGATATACAGATACTCCGTATAGGCTTCAATAGGTAGTACAGCCGACCGCGTAACTAACCCATTATCAACACCGCCAACCGAAGGTGGATCCGTATACCCAGAGCCTGAGTTATTAAGCGGGATAACAGTCAATGTTGCTGATGGACTTTCAGCAGTAGACCCTCTAAAGGTTAAGTCAGGAATAATACGGCGAACAAAACCAAACTGATGTCCTTCTTGCATCAACTCAAATTCAGAGGTAGTGATATAGGCGTGGATTGGCGCTGCAGTACCCGTCTCGTTATCATCTAAGCCGTACTCTTGAAACACTAAGTTATTAGTGTAGGTTGCTGCTAACGGGTCAGTTAAAACCCCCGTGTCTATCCATGCAGTTCTACCCATAGTGCCGTAATACCAGATGTCTTCTAGGTAGTTATAAACCGCATACTTGTCAACCACAGTGCTGCCCGCTGAAGGGTAAAACCACCATATCTCGTTAAACCTTTCTACTGTACCGCTGAAGATTTGGTCAGACTGCTCAAGATTAATATCACTAAAGATGTACTCTTTAATGTCACATCGTAAGGTTTGCGTTCTACCGTCATATTTATAGAACTTGTCATAACCCATCCAATACACAACATCCGCTGCTTGAGACACGCAGTTCTGGCTCATAATTGAGATGTTGACACCCATGATCTGAGAACCCCAAACATACGGAGGACCTAAATACTGCAGGGCATATACGCTTGTGTCAGTGAATACTAGAATCTCTTGGCGAGTTTGAGTAGCCGTAACAATCTTAGAACCACGAGATAACAGCAAACTACCTGCTTGATTGGTCGCAGAAGGCGTCCAGTTTGTCACATCTTCTTGGTCTGACCACCTAATCAACAATGGGTTTTGGTCAGTGCTACCATAATCGTTGCAACCAAAAGCAAACACAAACCGATAGATGTCGGAGACCATGAGGTAATTCTGAACAACCGGTACATCTGAAGCTCCGTAAAGTGAAGTTAACGCCACACCCCTAATAGATAGCGCTTGGCTGCCTGACTGGGTTCCTGTTGTAGTAATCAAAGCACCTGTTGGTGTAGCTGATACGTTAAATTGAGTGCCTGTTACGTTACGTGCATAGTAGGTCACACCTGCAGTAAGTCCTGTAGGTAAAGCACCAGTCGTTGTAAAGCACACAGGATCATAGTCGACCAATGTATTAATAGCGCTAACGACAGCAGGTGACGCGATAGAAATCGTCGCAGGAATCGGGTTAATGCCTTGGCTCGCATTGTAGTAATACATCGCCCCACCACGAGGACCGAAAACTAAGTCTTCACCAAAGTTGCCTTGTGACCACAACCGCATAGGATTATTAGAGGTTAAGCTGTAACCCCAAGTGCCTGAACCCCAAGCGCCAGCGCCCCATCCTGACATAGACACAACGGTTTCGGCACCTACATGGATTTCGTAAACAGCATTGACCGCTGTGCCACCGTGCCCCGTATCTGCAGGACTAGCAGGTGTACTTACTGTGATTGTGTAGTTATCAGCATCAACATAGGTAATTTGAAAGTTTATGCCATTCAGTACCGCTGCTGAGATGTTACCCCCCAAACCCGTTGCCCCATTGAAAGTCACAAAGTCACCGTCAATAGCGCCGTGTGCTACTGCGTTAACCGTAATAGTGGTTGAGCCGTTTGATGCAGTGAATGGGTTTGATAAAGCTTGCTGTGAACGGATGGGCGTGATGTCGTAGTACCCACCACCCTGCATGATATAAAACTTTAAGTTAGTACCAACACCAGTAAAGTTAATGAAGCTAAGTGTTTCCCAGTTCCATAACGAGCGACATACACCCAAGTATCTATAGGGCGAGATCTGTTCCCAACCACCGATAGTTTGAGGCGTACCTTGACGAAAGCGGATTTTATCGCAGTCATAGTAGCCCCCTTCTGTGTAAAAACGGGTGTTTTCACGGTTAACCCCAGCTTTATAGACTAGCTTTTTTATCACGGTTTACCCCTCGTAAGGACGTTGACCTTTGCTGTCGATTGTCAGTTTCATTTTGCGTGGGACAGCACCTTTTTCAGCAATGGACAGATGCGTCCAACCGCCCGTTTTTGAGTCTGCAAACTCTTTGATTACTTTATCATAAGGTAAGTCTGAACCGATAATTGCATGGACTACTTCATCAACAGGGATGTCTTTAACTCGAATGTCAGCGGCTCTACCATCCATATGATCTGACTTCTTAGCGCCACCAACGGCAGCATTTACTTCAGGACCACGGTATGCAGAGTTAATTGTAATTGGTCTACCAAATAAAGCACGGACATCTTCTAAGAATTCAGCTAGTCGGATTAAGTTTTCTAGTGCTTCACCTTTAGGGGTGTTGTTAAGCCCTTTTTGTCTAGCTGTATCTGATACAGTTAATTCTTCAAGGGTGAAGTGTTCACTCAACTTTTTTGACATTACGTTTTACCGGTGTTGGTTTAGGTGGTGCTTTACGCACAGGTTTTACAGGAGGTTCTGGTTGCTTTCGAGAGTCTAACCACATAAGAATCCCACGACCCCCATAAGTAAACGCTATTATATCAATACCCAAGTCTTTGAATGGTTGCAATCCTATATGTGCATAAGGGCTTGGACCCTCAGCAAGTAAAAACTCAAGGTTGATACCGACCTGCGCTAGCAATCCAATTAAACATGCTAGTAGCCCGATGGTATGCCACTTAGGGAAAGTTCTCATGCGCGGTGATAAAGCACCCGCGAAACAAATCATAGCACCCATAAAATTAAGTGTTGTCATTAGCAACACTATAGAGTGTTCACCCATTTCGTTTTCTCCGTATTGGGGCTTTTCTTGTAGTAGGTTTGGGTGATGATTTCTTAACGTCTCGTAGTTCTGTTGCAACTTCTAGGATGTCCTTACCTTCACGATTGCTGAAGAAATTACCCACAAAGCCAATCACACCCACGCCAAGTAAACCGATAGAGAATCCAACACCCATTACAGTATCAATATCATTGCCGTCTAGCCCTAAAGATCGGCATACAACTCCGCCTAATGTGAACGACGCTGCAACGCTAATCCCACCAATAATCATCCCGGCAGTTAATTGACCGTGTTTATGCAACGCTGCAGGTTGAAAGAAGAATGATAGTGACAAACCTCCGAAGAAACCGGCTATCGCACCAAACAGCTTAACTGTTATTCCAGCTTCCACTATTTATCCGAAGTAAACGCGCCTATGATGCCGGCTACGCCCATACCTGCAGTGATAACTGCTTGCGACTGCTCAGGATTCAAGTTAATGCCAATAGCAGTTAATATCCAAACAAACCCGCGCCATGTTGATGGTTGAACGATGATTTCTATAAATTTAGACATAAACATCCTCTACTGGTTCGGCTTTAGTAGCTTCACTTTCAGCTTGCACTTGTGGAATCACTTGTTCTCTAATTTTATCAATCAAAGGTTGCACTTGAGCATAAGGCAAATGGCCTAAACCCACTAAAACGCCGTTTACTTCTTCTAAAGTTAAATCTATTTTCATCATCTTTCCTGATTTTAAGCCCAAGGTAACGCAGGTGTTACGATAGGTGGATTTATTTGGTTTTCAATTTGTTGCAGTACGTTCGCTTCTGTAGCGGCAACGGTTTCAGCGCCTAGTGACGCTTGTACCCATTCTATTACTTGCGCTTCGGTTAAGTCAGCATACGGGATGTAATCAGGTTTGTCAGCGTCCACTTCAAAAGAAGTAGTGCTATACACTCTACCGCTATACTGACCGTCTGTTGCTGTGCAGTCCCAATGGGCTGTAACAACGTAATCAACTAAGCCATCTACGTTGGGTTTGCAATCTAGGTTTGTGATTGTCCAAATTGGTGTTGTCATTTTATTTACCTTACACTGATGTGATTGTTTGCCAAGCTGCGCCGGTATAAACGCATAATTTACTTAATGTAGTATCAAATATAACTAAACCAGCTACTGGAGACGATATAGCGTTTTTCTGGGTTGTGGTCATGTTTGGGAATCTTACACCTTTAGTAGTGCTTTGCGCGTCCAAAATTGCTGATGCACTAGGAGAACTCGTACCAATACCCACGTTGCCAGAACTGTCGATACGCATACGTTCTGTCGGTGTTACATCAGTACCAGCTGCTACGGTTGTTGCAGGGTCAACATAAAACTTTATTGCACC